GCCACGAAGTCGATCGTGGACACGATGATGTCGCCCGGCGCAAAACTTGTGGCGCTATTGGTCACTAGCGCGTCAAACTCCCACCACAAAGCGTCGTTTAGCTGTGTCGCCGAAAACGATCCACCAGCCGCATCGGTGTCTGCGCTTTTGATGTAAAACTTGGCGTGAAAGCCAGAGCCAATTTCAGTGCGCAGCACCAGCTGCATCAAGTAGTTAACAGGCTCGCTGCCAGCATTATTGATGTAATCCCACTGCGCTGTGATGCGCCCAGAGCCGGTAATTAGGCTGCTGTACTGCTGGCGATACTGATCACTAAGCGTTGTGATATCAACTGCTTCACGACTGGTGTTCAGCTCATAATCGGTGATGCACGCTAGTAAACGTGTGTCACGATCACGCACAGAAACACGGATTGGAATATCGCGCGCAATAGCTACCAATGGCACTAGGCCAGCTGCTGAGCCCTCAAGACTGTCGTCAAAATTGTCGTAAAGCCTGATGCCACCTAGCTCGTCGATAAAAACGTACCAGTTTCCGCTGGATTGAACTGTATTGTTTTCCCAGCCAGAAGCATCTACAAAATCTAAATCGGTGCCATCTGTTGTGGTTAACTCCACAAGGTCACCGCTGATCAGAAAGCTTTCATCGAAATCAAAGCTAAACCGATCACGCGCTGCATTCACATCACTTGGATTAACAAGCGATTCCTTGCTGCCCTCTAGTGATTTACGGGTCAGCTCAATGTTGCCGATATTGCCAAGGTAAATTCCCATTAGATCGTCACCGCTGTTAACGCCCCAGTGCCTTGGAACGTAATTTGAGCAGAGCTAACCTCACCAACGCTGGCGCCAAAACTGACGCTAGTGATATAGGCAGTCAGTTGTACATCATGGTTGCTGTTATTTTCAACCAATCGCAAGCGCATGGTTACGGTGTCACTTTCTGACACGCTGCCGATTTTCAGCACTTTTTTCAGTGCTGTGGCGGCATCATTACGGCCAGTGCCATCGTTGTAATACAGCAACGTGGCGCTACCGTTAAATTCTTGCACACCAGGCACGTAGGTGCGTTGGCTATCGCCGAGGCTGGTGGTTTCAAGCGTCTCAAGGTTGCCGGTCATCGACCAGTTGGTTACCTTGATCTGCTCTACGCCGTCGATGAGTAAACGGCCGTCGCGTCCTGTGTAAACCTTACTCATTAGAGCACACCAATTAAATTAACTGTAACAGTACTGACTCCCGGACGAACTTGAGAAACTTGCGGCGGCCCCTCATAACGGTAACGAGCCCCTGATGCTCCAGCACCTAGCGCATTGTTGCTGCCTTTCCAGCCCGTTTTAACTTTATCGTTTTGTCCAGCCGATGCAGCGTCAAAAGTGCTGTACGTTCCTTTCATTTCATCGTAATGTTCAAGAAACAATTCGGCGTTGCTATCGGAGATATTTTCGTAACTTAACGACAGTTTCATGTTTGTGCGCTGGCTGCCGTACAGAATCCGCACTTCAGCGCCAGATTGCGCATTGAACCGCTTGATCGGCCAATCACCGGGGGTGAAATCTCGGCTAGTCGGTGACAGGGTAGGAAATGCCATTACTCCAGCACTCGGAACGCAGCTTCGTTCAAGACGTCCTTTGCCACAATGCTAACGCCATCAGCATCTACGGGAACCTCCACGGCACTGATATTTACGAGGCCATCCTCATCCAAGGTCAACTGCTCCACTTGATACACGCCTTTGTTGACGGTTGTACTTAACAAGGTAAACAAACAGTTGCGTAGATCAAGACCAACCAAGCTGTTATTGCTGATTGTGATTTGGCGCTCAGTAACCTCAGAGGTTTCGGGATTGTAAATCAAAGCGTCATATGTGCCATCAGCAATGGTGTTAATGCTGACTAGCGTGCCTGCATCAGTGATCGCGCCATTGCTACTGGAGCTGTAGCTGGTGGCTGATGTGATCACACGGATATACGAACCAGGCTGAATACCCAGTGAATCAGGCACTGTTTTGAAGCTAACCGTGTGACTAACGCGACGGCGGATGCTTAGCAGAAATCGAGCTGTCAGCAGTGCTTGTGCGCGATTGGTGCAGAAATCAGTTAGGTCAAAAGATTGCTGTGTGGTTGAGCGGCTACCTTCAGGGATATCTTGCCAGTCAACCAAAGCAGAAGCCTGTGATGGCAGATCGTTTTCAACTGTGACACGCCAGCTAACAAGTGCGCGGAAATTACTGCGTTGCGCTGCTTCGATGTATTGCACTTGGAGGCTATCCGCCAAGATGTTGCCTGCAGTAAAAATTTGATCGACCGTAATTGGTTGCGTGCTGATCTTGTAATTGCTGTCATATGGCAAAGCAGGCATCATGCCAAAACGCCCGTTTTTGATCGTGAAGTTGCAAAGCTGTAATGCTGCGTTGTCGTACATAAACGAACGCAAGCTTTCGCTATCTTCGACTACGCCGTCATAGAAAATTTTGTTATTGCGCAAGAAGTTAGCCGTAATCGTCAGGGAGTCAACGTCGATCAACTCTTCAGGTACCACGTTGCCGACGCCTTGGCTTTTGCTAGTCAGCAGGTAATACACCAGATCTGCAAACAAGTTGCTTGGTGCAAAGTCGCGAATGTCCTCTTGAATTAAACGCTTCACGCTGATGCCTTCGGGCACCCATGCTCTTAGCTGACCGATGCTGGCGAGCTGGCCGCTAGATCTAACTGTTAAACCAAACGTTGACATGTTGTAATACTGCGCCAAATTTTCATTGGTGACAAACTCGTTAACATATTCAACGTAATGTTCGGGGCCTGATTCATTCGACTTGGTGAGTTCTAGGTAATGACTGCAATCGGAGATCTGTGAATTTTGCTCAAAAATTCTTGCCGCTGCGCTGCCGCCTCCGCCGGTTGTTGTACGCACAGACACACTTGATACGCGGAAGCTAAATGTGACGCTTGAATACCCTTCCTGCCGTGAAAATACGTTGTTTGTGTTTTTCTTGATTGTGAAAGTGTCGCCACGGTTCCATTCGCCTTGGGCATCAATAACTGAAAATGTCACATCATCCCATTTGTATGTACTGCCTCCTGTGGCGTCGGTATATCGTGTGCCAACATTTACGCCAAGTTTGCCCTTGATAGATTTGCCGCGCACTTGAATTGTGATACGTCGTCCACCGACATCTTCTGTAATTTCAACCGTATTGCGATCGCCAGCGTAATCTGGAGCATAGCCAAGCACTTCGGTGTACCAAGCGTTGTCGATCAGGTAAATGCTGCCGTTGCTGGCAGTTGTGCCGGTGTGGCTTAAAGCGTCAGGTATAGTTGTGCTTTTTACAATTTTCTCAAACTCAACTGGATTTGTCGTCAGCTCATCATTGATCCGCAAGTTTTTAATTGCTACAAATTCACCATGTGTTGTGATAAAAAATGATCCATATGGGGTTTCATAATTGCGGCCTTGCTCGGTGCCGGTTTGAGCGTTCAGGCGTAATGCCTTGTTGTTATCAATGCTGTTAATTGCAATATCTGATCCCGTGCGCGGTATCAACCGATATTCGTAAAAGCCTTGCAGGTTTGGACGAATCCTGATGTAGTTAAACAACTCGATCGGCGCATTGCCCGTAACGCAGAAAACTTCTGGGATGCGCTGCCAAGGTTGTAAATTTTGCCCATACTGTTGGACTGGTCGAACCCATAAAGAAAAGCACGAAGTTCGCTCAAAGTATTTGTCCATCCTTGGAGTGTTAATCGTGATATTTTTTTTATCCAAACGGTTTAATTTTTGGGCTGATGGGATTGCATTAAAATTGCAAAGCCCGCTTGCTTTGTTCCACACTTGGCTGCGGATGCCTAGCTCAATCACCTGAGCATCACGACGCACTGGCCGAATGCTTGCCATATGAAGGCGGCATACGTTAAAAAATGCAGCGCCGCAATGAACTTCAGGATCAAACGCTTGGCCCTCATAACCACCAAGCCCTAAATCATTGCGCACCGTTTTAGTGCCTGCAATTCCTACAGTCGCAACACCTGTTATGCCAACGCATCTAAATTCAATCTTTTGCGTTACGCCCTGCTCCCAGATATCAGGTGAGCGTGATTCGACAACCCAGATAGAGGCGCCAATGATCCATTTAGTACCAATGGCCAGTAAATCCGAAGCGCGCTGACGCCATGAGTTAGCAGATGATTTAAGATCTTTAAGGTTTACTTCTGTATTTTTAAATCCGCCAGAATCTCTTGAGCGTTCTTCTAAATCACGCCAATTTTGCTCATTGATCTCGAAAACGATTGTGTCATTGGGCGCTACGTTGACAATCGTTCGCGTTGAATAAGTAGTGCCATTATGTTTGATAAAACCCATGCGGCGTGAATAGGCGCGACCAACTCCCGGCATACCGCGCTCAGGGCCTGCATCATGCAACACATCTGCAAATTCGCCTGCAATTTTGCGGCGTTGAGCTTGAATGTCGTAACGCTCTTCTTTATTGTCTGGCCCTAAAGTGCCTTGATATGGCGCACTGATAATTTCCCAATTAAAACGAAAAGCGCTGCCATTGTGTATCGGTGATGCAGTACCAAAACCCATATCACCTTGCGGGTTATAGGCCATTGAAAAACCATCTGTATATTCGCCTTTTTCTGTCGGCGCAGTAAAAATTCGCCGCTGTTGTCCTTCTAACCCTGAAATGCGCTTTGCTTCACTGGGGCGATTATCTTGCGCGTTGGATGACCAAAATAGACCAAATTCCCGTTGGCCTAGGCTGTTTAGCGCCGTCGTGCCAATGCGAACGCCTCCCAACTCAGGAGTTTCGATGTTGTATTCTCCCGCAACATATATGGCTTCATATGTTTGAAAGGAACCGTTTGAATACAATCGGCTCCAAACCAATGCTGGCGCAAGAATCAAGCCACCAGTCAGCGCACCATCTGCGCCCGTACCACGCTTGCCAAATGGGATTGGGATCGGCTGGCCGTATTCAGCAAGGCTGCTGACGTTATCAAAGCTGGTGGTTTGATTGAAGCGTGTCGGTCCGATCTGATCAGCAAGCCTTTTGCCGCGAATTTTGGCGGGCGTTTCCAACGCTGGCGCCTTAGGTGCCAGCAAAACGCTGACGGCTGTTGATGCCAAGCCAATAATAAGGCTGACAATTGCTACGACTTCAAAATTCTGCACATCCGGGATATGGTCATACTCAGCCGGGCGCATCCGCGCCTGCAGTTGAGCGTGCCGGACAAACTCTCGATATTCCTGCTCAGTGCAACCCAGCGCTTCAATCAGCGCGACTTCATACGGTAGGAGCGGCGGATCATAACGAACGACGCTGGTTTCCAATCCACTGCCTGAAGTTGCCGATTGATAAAGAGGATTCCGTTCTCCCATGAGACACCAAACGCAAGCGGTGCAGCCGTCAGCACTG